GACATCGCGCCAAAGGCAGTGGAGCGGATCAAGACGCTGGCGCGCGAAGGCTTCTACGACAACACGCCGTTCCACCGGGTGATCGAGGGCTTTATGGCACAGGGCGGCGATCCCACTGGGACGGGCACCGGCGGGTCCAAGCTGCCGGACCTGCCGGCCGAGTTCACCAACAAGAAGCACTTCCTGCGCGGCACCTGCGGCATGGCGCGCACCTCCGATCCGAACAGTGCGAACAGCCAGTTCTACATCATGTTCGCGCCGGCGCCGCATCTGGATGGCCAGTACACGATCTGGGGCCAGGTGACGCAGGGCATGGAGTTCATCGACCAGATCAAACGTGGCAGCGGCTCGGGCGGCACAGTGCAGAACCCGGACCGGATTGTACACATGCGGGTCGCGGCCGACGTGAAAGGTTGACCGCCGGCGCTGCTTGGCGCTCTAAAGCGGCCGGCGAGCCCGTAGCTCAGGTGGTAGAGCACGAGACTTTTAATCTTGGGGCCGTGGGTTCGAGTCCCACCGGGCTCACCAGTAATCGCTTGATATAGTTGGATATAACGTTCCAAATATGAACCAGTATGGTTTGCAGTTTGCAGAACGGTTTGCAGAATCGTGGCGCCGAGTCGTGACCACAAGACCTTTCCGCTTCGGCGTGATCACTGCGGTGGCCTTTTCGTCGCCAGTTGCACCACCACCGTCGACGGCCTGGGCGCGGGTGCCGCCTCCCATGCTTTGATGCCGGCAAGTGCCACCTCGGTGCGTTGCGGCAGGTAGTCGTCAATGATCCGCTGGCAGTAGTCGATGCCGTGGCCGGTGACGGCAGCGATCTGCGGCGTAGTGACACCGGCCTCTGCCATTCTCACCACCGCCGTCCGGCGCAGATCCCGGCGCTGCGCTTCACCCGCGAGGCCGGCCTTCGTCATCACTTTGTCCCACGCGCGGGAGAAGTTGCGACGCGGCCAGGGCAGTCCCTTCGGGCTCGGAACAAGCAGCAGGCTCGAGCCGCCCTGCGCCAGGCGTTCGCGCAACAACGGCTCCAGGTTTTCATGCACTGGCAGTTTGAGCAGAGTGCCTGTCTTTTGCTGGCGAAGCGCGATGTAGAGGCGCCCATCTTCCTCAGACACACGGTTGACGGTCATCTCCAACACATCGCTGACCCTCTGCGCGGTGTAGAGCATCAGCATGAAGCCCAATCGCAGGGAGGGCCGGGCGGCACCGAGGAAGCGCTCCTCGGTGACCTTGTCCCACACTGTGTCACGGGCGCGGACCTGCAGCAGTCCAGGCTTTGACACTGGATTTGCGGCGATCCAACCCAGCTTGACGGCAAAGCCGAACACACGGCGCAGAATGCGCAGCAGGTTGTTGGTTGCGTGCGGGGTGTCCTGCGCGATGAGCTTGAGCTCCTCGAACTGGCCCGGCGTGAACCCCCGCACCGGCAGTCGCCCCCAGTTCATCAACGCCTGATCAAGCAGACGTTTATAGAGAAGCTTGGTTCCTTGCTTCCGGTTCTTGAACAGGTTGCTTTTGTAATAAAGCATCACGAGTTCGGCGAGCGAACGGCTGGAGGCTGCAGCGAGTGGCGCGGCAGACATCTCGCCTCCGAGCAAGGCCTCTGCGACCTTCCGGTCATGGCCGAGAAAGCGACCGGTGCTGCGCTCGTAGAAATACTCAACGGTCGATCCGTCCCCGCGCTTTTTTCGGGAGACGTTTAATCCAGCCGTTTTTGATCGTGGCACTCACGGCCTCCTCTACCTGTCTGCGGGCGGCCTCGTCGGTGAGGCCATCGACTGAACCTTCCATAGCATCGGCAGCGCGGTCGAGCGCGTGGCGATCCCAGGTTAGCTTGCCGCGGCCCGCGGAGTCGGGACCACGAAAGCGACGATGGCGGTGGCGTGGTCCCGGCCAGAGGCCAGCACGCCGCTCGGCATCGAACGTCTCCGGACTCACGCCGACATATCGAGCCGCCTCTTCGCGCGAGAGGAAGCGCGGCCAGAAAGGGAGGGACGACAATTCTGTCCGTCTCATCGCACCGGCTCAGTCACTCGGCCCATAGCGGACCGGCCCCCCGGCGCGGCACTAGCCCGGTCCGTTGGAACGCCCGGCGCATCGTATGGTCGGAGTGCATTATGGCGGTCTCATCTGTCCCAGAGCGCCAAGTCCGCCAGCACCGGCAGGCCCAGCCGGCGCAGCCGCGCGATGGTGTCGATGTGGCATTGCCGCCTACGCTGGTACTCCAACTCCGAGGCAGCGCGTCTCAGCTTGTTCAAGCGCTCGACATCCTCTGGCGACGGCGTGGTGATGCTGGTCACCCAACGCAGATCGTCGTCCGTCACCGAAGTGGCGTGGTGGTACAGGAGGAATCCAACCTCGCGCTGCCAGCGGCGGCGAGATTCGGCAGGCCCCTTGCTGCGCGACCGCGTGCCTTTGCACCGCGCATCCTTGCGCGCCTTCTCCAGCAGTTCGGTCAGACTCGGTTCAGTCGCGCGCATCAGCGGTGCTGTCGTTGGTGAGTGCGAGGGCCTTGCGCAGGATCGCGGCCTCTGGGCCAGCCAGCAGCGACTGCTTGACGGTGTCGTAGTCGATCTGTGGCATGAGCTGTTCCGCACTCGGCATCGCGGCCAGCAGTGCCGCGGCTTCGCCGCTGGTCAGGGTCGCGGACAGGATCGCGGTCATGATCTTGCGGTGCCCTGCTTCGATTTCCTCGATCGCGGCGCGCTCGATCGCCGCCAGCCGCGTGACCATGACCCGGCGCAACTCGGAGCGACGTTGCGCCGACGCATTCTCGCCGCGGCTATACCATCCCAGGTTGATGCTCGGTCGAAACGCCTGTGGGATGCCCAGGCGGCGACAATCCTCGGCCAGTAGGCTGTCCAGTTCGCTCACCCGCGCCTTCGCGGCGTGCATGAGATCGGCCCAGGTTTCGCGTTGGTCGAAGCTGAACTCGGCGGCCATCTTCATTTCGTATTCAGCGATGGCATCAGTGGTTCGCGCTTTGATGCCGGCGATGGCGCCGCCGCGGTTGAGCCGCGCGAGCCTCGCGAGGTTGGCCTGTTCCGCACTGCTCAGTTGGCCGGCTGTCTTTCGCAGGTTGGTCATTCTTATCCCCAAGTCAGACTCCGTGCACCGAACTTGACATACGCGCGCTCACGCGGCTACGCAAGCACCATGTCATCAGCGCCCGAGTGCGTATTCCGCTTCCAACGCGAGGACCTTTTCGCCGCCAGTCCCGAGCGGATGGCGCGCGCACTGCGTCAACAAGTGCCTGGCAGCTGGCCCGCTTCACCGATCGGCGGCGGCGCGGCATCGCCGCATGTGTCGCTGGTGCATCTGGGGAAATTCATGATCGCCCAGGCTGGCTTCGTCCCCAGCGGCGCGGCTAACGCGCTGGCGGTGTTCCGGGATTTCCCTCTATTCCCGGGCCGCTACACCAAGGACTACGTCCGAGGCTGGGATGAGAAGCACCCGCGGCAGGCCGCCAGCTATGAGGAGAGGCATCCGCCGCCGCCTGCTCTAACGCTCCACGAGTTCGTTGAAATAACCATTGACGCTGCCTCCGATCCGACGAAGCGCGACGCCATGACGCATTGGGAACTGACCATGTGCATCACCGATCCGGCGTGGGCCACGCTGGATTTCGGGATCGGGGGCTACCACTACAGGGCCGAGTTCCGCCGCTTCCCCTCTCCTTGGACCAATCCACGGGACGAGCACGTCGAAACTGTTGTCCGGATTCCGCGCCGTGCCCTGATGATCTGCGGCGAGTTGTGGGCCGACTCAAAGGCCAAGCTCGCCGCCCGAGACGAGAACGCCGCCACCCTGCCAGGGGCGACGGCGTCTTCGACGGCACTTACCGCGCGAAAGCGTCAGCAGCACCCCAACAGTGCCGACGTTAACGCGCGTGTGCGTGCCTCTGCAACTTCAACAGGAGGCCCTCATGCCAGAAACCGACGATCTTCGTCTGTCCGCAATATTGCAGGAACTTCGTGAGGAGTACGAAGGTCCGACCCCCAGTTACCGGGAATTTTGGGAAGCGGCGCGCGATGGCGTATTTCCAGCCCACTTGCGCAATGGCTGGTGGCACGCCCGCCGGAAGGACAAAAAAGCGATCGCCACGGCGTTGGGGCTGAAGCGCCGCCGTGCCTCCGAATTGACGCCGGCTGCCTGAGCAGTCGCTCGACACCCGTCCACCCATACGGAAGGGCGTCAAGCGAGCTGCAGTGGCTTACGCGGCCGACTGAACCTGTAGCCTGCACTGCGCCCTTCCGGCAACCGCCGAGAGAAGGCTGCTGTGGCCACCACCACCATCCCCGCCGATCCCTGGGTAGACTCCGTCCGCGCCCTGCTGCTCGCGACCTGGGGGCAACAGACCTGCCAGCGCCCAGAACACTGGCCGGACGTTCTCGCCCGGCTGATGAAGAACGGGACGGGCTTCCAGGGCAGCTCTGGCATGACCCGCGGCCACATGCGCGATGCAGTCGAGGAGGCGGTGGGCGCGCTCACTGCCGCCTTCGGCAGCGACCAGCTGCCCGATGATCCGGCGCGCAGTTTGGTGCGCCTTCCCGAAGCTCGACCCAGCACACTGCAAGCAACTCGCCGCCCGGCTGGTCGCGGCACGCTCCCCACAGGTCGAGCCCTCGGCAGAAGGCTTCGGGGGATGAGCAGCTTCATCGTCGAGGAATTCGGCGCCGTGACGAAGCCCGGCAGCGTGCTGCGCGGTTGGCTCGTCGTCATGCAGCCGTCCGGGCAGCGCATCCACGACTGCGGGCTCTACTGCAAGGACGGCCGCTGGTGGGTCAGCCCGCCCAGCAAGGCCCAGACCCAACATTCGTGTCACCAGACGCAAAGTGGCAGCCCAACGAGCTGGCGCCTTGGTCCCTGTGCCCGTCCGGGCGCACCGGTCTGTTCGCAACCGGTAAGATCGCGTTCCCGGCCGATGCATTGTCGGTTCGCAGAGAGGCCGGCAGTCGGCGGCTGCGGACTGTCCCAATTGAACTCTCACCGCCGAGTGCTGCCCAAGCCATTGATTCTGTTCACACCAATGCCGGAGCAGGCAGACTGCAGTCTGATTGGGACAGCGCCGCCCGCGCGCGCCACTTTGCGTCTGGTGACACGAATGTTGGGTCTGGGCCAGCAAGCCGCGCATCGGCCGCGACGGCACGCAGATGCGCGATGAGAACGGCAAAGCCATCTGGCAGCCGGTCGTGTCATTCGCCTCACGCGAGTTGTCCAACAAGTGGTCCGACGCCGTGCTCGCCGCATTGCGTCAGTCGCATCCGCTCGCGCTCGATGAGTTGGCGGTGACGGCATGACCGGACCGCGCCTCACCCTGTCGCCTTCCGGCACGCTGATCCAGCACGTTACGAGCAGCGAGGAACTGCCCGCCGCGATCGCGCTGGCCGAGCAGGTGGGGGCTCCGCACCGCGCGCATCTGCTGCGTGCCAGGCGCGACGGACGCATCGCGTTGTTCGAAGTCTTCCGCGAAACCTCAGCCGGCACCTTCAAGAAGTTCGTGGCCCTCGTGCGTCGCCAGCCCGCGCTCGTTGTTGTCGGCGGCGATGACGGCCGGGGCGACGGACCGTCCGCGTGGCCGATCGCGCGCCGCATGTTCCGATGGGCGAACGTGATCATCCTGCACGGTTCGGGCGCTGAATGTTGGCACTACGAATTGGCGATCGAGGGCGCGGAACTGCACCGCCGGGCGTTGCTCGTCGAATGCGAGGCTGCGGCATTGGACGCGTGGCAGGCGCTGATCGCTGCCCACTCGCGCGATGTCGCTCTGATCAAGATCGTGCCGGCTGGCCCGCATCCGGTGGTGGCTGAACGCGGCCTGCTGCAATGACCGAGCATCCGGAAAGGCTGAGGCTGAGACTGGAGAAAGACCCCGCGGCTGAGTTTCGCAGACCGCCGCGGGGATATAGGGAGGAAACGTCACCCCAGATGTTGGGTGTCGCTTCCCCTGCCGCAATTCGATTCACCAACAATTCACACGGGGGGATTCCGTCATGGGGCAGGCGCGTCGCCGTCAGCAGCAGCAGCGGGAGATGCGGAGAGCGGGAACGCTGGAGGAGCTGGACACCGCGCTCCGCGACATGGAACGCGTCGGCGGAGGCGTATGGCAGGTTAATATCTACTCGCCGGAGGCGGTCACTGCCGGGCTGATCGCAGGATGCCCCGACGATGACCTGGTGCTCGACCTTCGCATGCTGCGACAGGCGATCGAGCGGATCGAGCAACATCGCGGCCCACTGCCGCCCCTCTGTCTGCTGTGTTCGACCGAGTTCTCCCGTCATCGTCTGCCACGGCTGGTCGCGATCCTCCGCCCCCAGCTCGACGCGCTCCGCGCCAACGCCGGCGACGGCTGCTGGGGGACTGGCTCCGGGATCTGCGCCGACTGCGCGAACGCGCCGGATCTGCCGGCACGCGTGCTCGACGTCTACCGCACCTCGTTCATGCCGAACGCGCGCGCGATCCAGATCGGCACGGCCGGTGCGGCATGACCGCCCCGGATTCCCCCACGCCGTGCGGCGCGAGCGTTGGCCCCGCCGAGTCGCACGCCGCTTCGCAAAAGCTGAGATTGCGACTGGCAAGTCACGGAACTTCCGCGATTTCCGTTGACGCAGTTTCCGGCCGACTAGCTACAAGCAGGTGCCCGGACGTGCGAAGGGCGCCGTTCCCAGCAAAGGCCGGCGCCCCTCAAGTCACAGACGGGCATTTGGAATGGAACGCCGGAGAAACGCCCATGCCCGTCTGGCTATCGCTACACCACGCCGCGCCGAGCCGTGGCAAGCAAAATCGTCGCGCCCCGGTCACTGATGCCGGCGCAGGTGCCGCATGAGCGGCACGCTACCGCCAACCCCGCAGCCCCAAGCGCCAGTGCCGCCGCCGTGCCAGCAGTTTGAGGCGCGCGGCTGGTCGACCGCGCAGACGCCTGCGGGCGTCGCCATCGCCATCGGCGCCGCGCAGCTCGCGATCACCATCACGACCGACGATGCCAGGTTCACCGAGAAGCTGGACCGGCAGGTGCAGGCCACGCTGGGCCAGACGCCGCTATGCTGGAGCAGTGCCGATGAGCGCGTGCGGCTGCTGGTCTATCGCTGTGCCACGGCGCAGGCCTGCCACACTGTCATGGCGCCCAACGAGGCCCAGGTCGCGGTGGAGTTCCACGGTGCCGGCCGGCGCTTTTTGGCCACCCCTCCCGGCGGCGCGTGGCGGGACCTGGGTCCAGAGGCCATCGGCCCGGCCGAGCTGCCGTTGATCGACGCCGCCCTGGTGGCGGCGCTGTGCACCGAGTTGGGTAGCGCGTTGCGCCGGCCTGACCAGTACGCGGCCGCCGAGCCGGCGCCTGTGCCTGGTGCCGAGGCGGATGGGCCGCAGTCGGGCGGCAGCTTCGCCGCCTCTCTGCCCGCCGGGGGTGGCGAGGGCCCACCGGACGTGCCTCGGGCCCGTGGCACCAGCGCCGCCACGAAGCACGACAAGGCGAACGATGACGACGATGAGGCGGAGGACGAAGACGAGCCGGCGCCCACCACGGCGGAAGAGGCCGCAGATGCGCCTGCCGCTGGCAGCCGCGCGACCGCCGGTAACGGTGCGGACCCCGCGTCAGGCAGCGCCGAATGCGCGCAGTTCCTGAAGCTGTGGATGGAGGTGACCGACGCGCCGCACATCACCGTGGTCGCGATCATGCCCGACACCCAGGTTGTCCATGCCAGGACGTTCCCTCGCGGCACCGAGGATGCAGCATGTGCCTGGATCGCCGACCATCAGGCGACCGGCCGGAACGTCTATTTCCAACCGAACGAAACCCGGGCGGACTGCCACAAGAAGCCGGGCAAGGTCGACATGGTCGCCGCGTTGTGCCGCTTCGCCGACGTCGATCCGGCCGACGCGCTCTTCCCGCTGGCAGAAGAGCGCGACCGGCTGGCCCGGCTCGCCGCGTTCCTGGCCGCCAGCAAATGCCCACCCACCTGCATCATCGACAGTGGCAACGGCATCCAACCCCTCTGGGCGGTCATACGCGAGGCGCTGACGCCAGAGGTCACCGCGCGGGTAGAGGCAGAGACGGCGGCGCTGGAGCGTACACTGGGCGCCGGTGGCACGCACAATATCGACCGACTGCTGCGGTTGCCCGGCACAGCGAACTACCCGACCAAGGCCAAGATGGCGAAGGGGCGCGGCGTCACACGGGCACGACTGATCTTTGCCGGCGCCAGCCTGTACCGAAGCGATCAGGTCGCCAGCCTGGTGACGGACGATCTCGTCGCGGCCGGACTGGTGCGGCCCAGGAGGGGGAGCAGCAACAGCTCGCCAGGCGTCACCGCGGACCCGGCCGACGTGAAGGCACTGATCGCGGATCTCGAACAGGCCGGCGGCAACAGCATCCAAGCCGAGACGGATCTGCCCGAAGCTCTGCGCCAGCGCCTCGCAGCCGCACTGGCACTCGATCTGGAGACTATGACGGATCGGGACTACGCCCGCCGCAAGCGCCTGGCCGATCGCTGGGCGGGCCTAGTGGACGACCTCACGGAGGCCGGGCGCGATGACAGCCGCAGCGGCGCCGATATGTCGCTCGCCGCCATGCTGAAGGCCACGGGGTTCACGCATCTCGATTGCGCGCTGGCGCTGCTCGCGTTCAGGCACGGCAAGGCGAACAACGAGGAATGGCCCGCCGAGACACTGCGGTTGCGCCACGTGGCGCGATCGGTGCTCCGCTCGCACGAGCCCACGCCGGCCGATCCGCTCAATGACCCAACCTATCAAGCGCACCAGGCGAGAGATGCCGTCGAGCAAGCCAGACGCGATGACGACCCGGTGCCGCCCAGAGCGGAACCACCGCCGCTACAGCGGGCACACCCAGACGTTGCTCCTGAGTGGCCACAGCCGCTCCGACTCGTCGCTTTCCGCGGTATCGCCGGCGAGTTTGTCGCGAGGCTGCTGCCGGAAACCGAGGCGGATCCCGCCGGATTGCTGTTTCAGTTCCTGACCATGTTCGGCAACTTCGTCGGGACCGGACCGCACTTCCGCGTCGAAAGCACCCGCCACCCCGCACGACTCTCGCCCGTTCTTGTCGGGGCAACGTCGAAAGGGCGAAAGGGCACATCGTTCGATCGTGTCAGAGAGTTCTTCGGCCTCGTCGCCCCCGACTGGGCAAAGGATCACATCGTCACCGGCATGACGAGCGGCGAGGGGCTGATCCACGCCGTGCGCGACCCGCGCTGGGAATGGGACAAAAAAGAACAGGACTTGGTACAGGTAGACGCAGGCGTTGCCGACAAACGTCTCCTTGTCATCTCCGCGGAGTTCGCTTCTCTCCTCAAGGTCATGATCCGGCCCGGCAACACCCTCTCGGCGCTGCTGCGTCAGTGCTGGGATACCGGGGATCTGCAGAACCTAAACAAGAACAGTCCGGAGAGGGCGACCGGAGCACATATCTCTCTGATCTCGCACATTACGGCCGAGGAGCTGCGCCGCAGCCTCGATGAGGTCGAGTACGCCAACGGCTTCGCCAATCGCCTGTTGTTTCTGGGTATCCGGCGGGCCCGGATGTTGCCGTTCGGCGGCAAGCGGATGGACTGGACCGATCTTGCTCCTCGCCTCGGGAAGGCTGCCACCACCGCCCGCAATTCGGGTGAACTCGACTTTGACGCCGCGGCGGCGGAGTGCTGGCGGGGTGTGTATGGGCAACTCTCGGACGCCCAGGCTGGGCTGCTCGGAGCGATCACCGCGCGGGCCGAAGCCCAAGTCATACGTCTTGCCCTGATCTACGCTCTGCTCGACGGTGCCCAGGCGATCGGGCTGGATCACCTTGAAGCGGCTTTGGAGTGCTGGCGGTATGCGCGAGACTCGGCGCGGTTCATCTTCGGCGATGCGCTTGGGGACCCGATTGCCGACACCATCCTGGTGGCTCTCCGGCAGGAGACGGATGGGCTGACCCAGACGCAGATCAGCGAGCTGTTCGCGCGCAATGTGACGGCCAGCAAGATCGCAGCGGCGCTGCAGACGCTGTTGAAGGTCGGGCGGGTGAGGACGGTGTCGAGGGCGACGGCGGGAAGGCCCGCCACGATCTGGCAGGGCCTCTGAAATGCGCCCCCAGGTTGCAGGTCGCCCAAACTCCGCTCGGTTGTGTGGCCACAACCAGAGATACCCTTATTTCGTAATGATGAGGCAACAGATCTACGGCTAAGTCACTGGAATACCGCTTCTTTCGTTAAATTCGTTTTTTTCGTAACCCCTCCTCTCTTTGCCCAAGGAACACGCCCAAGGAACACGCCTCCGAGCACGCTTTCTGCGGACACATTACGAAAAAAACGAATTATACGAAAAAAGCCTGTTACCAATGACTTACCTAGCCGAACCCTTACGTTGGCAATACGAAAAAAGGGTACCGAGGGTTGTGCGACATACAACCGGGCAGCCTCATGGCCCCAGGCGGTTTTGCCTCGCGCTTATCTGTGTTCTACAACCCCCGCTGGCATGCCTGTACCATCGGTGGCGTGGCCCGTGTGGCGACCCTCAAGCTGCAACCCCTAACCAGATCGCACTGCCGCCCACCGTTGGCTGATTCCAGATGCCGAGAATGGCGGCTCCCCGCGCGTGTTGCTGGCATTGCCACACCAGTCCCGAAACTGCCGGCATGCCGGCAGCTACCTCGATCTACTCGCGGGCCGGAGCGCCGAGGTCGACGACCGCTTCCGGCGGCTGTTCGATGATCGGCGCCGCGCCGTTGCCACCATTCACCGAGTGAGCGACTGCACCGGACTGCTGCACCACGAGCTCGGCAACGATACGCTCGCCGACCTCCTTCACCGCCACCAGGTGCATGACCGTCAGCGACTGCGTGCCGGTCTGCTCCACCTCGTGCTTGTCACGCTGGCCGAGCAGCTGCTTGCCCAGCCAGATCAACATCGCCGGGTTGCCGGCTTTGGCCTGCTCCCATTGAAGCCGGCGCAGCGTGACACGGCCTCTTTCGCGACCTATGGCGATCGCTTCTCGCAGCTCCGCGTCCACCGCGAGGTGGTCGTAGAACGTCCGGGCCCCGATCTCCAGCACCGCGGCGATTTCCTCCTGGGTACACCCCAGCCCAGCAGCTGTGCGCGCGACGTTCAGGTCGAGCACCTTCCGCGGTGCGCCGCCCGTACCTGGTTTTGGTCCTCGCTTGCCCATGCGACTCGCTTGTATTTCCAAATCTGCGGCAAGTTTTGAGCCTTGTCGCAACGTGCTGGCAAGGACTGTGACTTCTGCAACCGCCGGTCGCTGGTACTTTCTCGCGATTTCCTGGATAACCTGCGGGCTGCGGCCTGTGTCGCAGCGAGGCTCTGCCTCTTCGCCGACCAGGAGACCCCCAATGGCTCCGTTCGATGCTGATCATCCGCAACCCAGGGCACTGACCTGGCCCGAGCGGATCGAAAACTACCGCCAGGCGATCGGCATTCCCTATCTCGGCCACGAGAATGGCTGGACCTATGGCACGTGGTTCATGGGCAACAGCTACGAGAAGAAGACCGACTACTACGGCGGGTTCCAGGGCAACTTCCTGAAGCGGATCGCTGCCCTGTTTCCTGATCGGCGGCGCGTGCTGCATCTCTTCGCCGGTAAAGTAGACACTGCAGCCTCCCCGGGCGATACGCTCGACATCCGCCCCGAGCTCGAGCCGACCTACTGCGTCAACGCAGAGACCTGCGAGGGCGTCCCGCTCGCCGACTACGACTTCGTGCTGGCCGATCCGCCGTACAGCGCCAGCGACGCCGAACGCTACGGTCAGCCCATGGTGAGCCGGAACAAGGTGGTGGCTATGCTTGCCGCGGGCCTGCCATCCGGCGCCTATGTGGCGTGGCTCGATCAGGTGTATCCGATGTTCAGCAAGGTCGCGCTGAAGCCGGAGGCGGTGATCGGCATCGTCGGCAGCACGAACCACCGGTTCCGCATGCTGACAGTATTCCGTCGCGTCTGACCGTCGCGATCCGCCTGCCGCTGACCGGAGAGCCAATCGCGGCGTATGCTGGCCGCACAACCAAGGAGCAGCTGGCCATGAGCGGCAGCGTGCTTGAAGCGCCGACCCGGACCTGGGGCGAAGCGATTGCCGCAACGCCCAATCCGTTCGCGATCGCGGCGTCCAGATATGTCCGCGCTCCGATCGCCTTCGTGCGTGAAGTGCTGAACGCGGAGCCGGATCCATGGCAGCTGGAAGCGTTGCGAGCGTTGTCGAAGGGACATACGCGGATCGCCATCCGAAGTGGCCATGGCGTTGGGAAATCGGCAATGGCGGCCTGGGTTCTCTGCTGGTTTGCGAACACCCGAGCGCCGTTCAAAGCCGCGATGACTGCGCCGTCGGCACCGCAGCTCTACGACGTGCTTGTACCGGAGACACACAAGTGGTTCTCGCGTTTGCCGGAAGCTTGGCGCTCCCTTTGGGACATCACGTCCGATCATATCCGGCTGAAAAGCGATCCCGAATGTTTCATCACCGCGCGAACGTCGCGACCGGAAACGCCCGAGGCGATGGCCGGGCTACACAGCTCGCACATTCTGCTTGTTGCGGATGAAGCGAGCGGCATTGACGAGGCGGTCTACGAGGCGGCCGGTGGCAGCATGTCAACACCGGGAGCAATCACGGTCCTGATAGGAAATCCTACCAGAAACACCGGCTACTTCTGGCGCGTGCACAATCTGGAACGCGATCGCTGGCATTGCATGACGGTGTCCAGCGTCGACAGCCCACGCGTCTCACGTGACTACGTCGATGAGATGGCCCGACGGTACGGCGAAACCTCCAATGCGTATCGAGTGCGGGTGTTAGGACAGTTCCCGACGGCCGATGATGACACGCTGATCAGCGCTGAGCTGGTAGACAGTGCGATGGCGCGTGATGTGCCGGTGGACCCGCAGGCGCCGGAGCTGTGGGGGTGTGACGTGGCTCGCTTCGGTTCAGACGCCAGCGTCCTCATCAAGCGCAAAGGCTACGTGGTGACCGAAATGCCCAGGCGGTGGCGAAACGTTGACACGATGGAGTTGGCCGGCGCGGTGAAGGCCGAATACGAGTTCGCGGCAACCAACAAACCGAAGCTGATCGTGATCGACAGCGTCGGCATCGGTTCAGGCGTGGTCGACCGACTGCATGAGCAAGGGCTGCCGGTACTGGGGGTCAATGTTGGTGAGGCGCCCTCGAGTAAGGAGCGCTTCATGCGGCTACGGGATGAGCTCAGCTTCAAGCTAAAGGAGTGGCTAGCGACCAGGCGGGTGCGGCTGCCGAAGGATGATCAGCTGCGCGATGATCTCTGTGCGCCCAGGTTCACCTTCACCAGCGACGGCAAGATGGTGGTCGAGAGCAAGGAGCGAATGCGCGCCAGAGGGCTGCCAAGCCCTGATCACTTCGATGCCTTGATGCTCACGATGGCGGAGCAGGGGCACATGGTGACGAGCGAGGAGATGAGCGGACTGTTCGACCCGAACCCGGTCCTCGACAGCGTTCCCGGCATGGATTGGTGACGACGCCTTAGCTGATGGTCCATTACGTCGCGTTTCTCCTGGGGATTGCTGCAACAGAGCACCAGGACAACCGGAAATTCAACTTCTGGCCGTTAGCGAGTCGAGCGGCACGAGACCCTCAACGCTGATCTCGAGGGCCCTTGCGATCTCTAGAGCGACTTGCAGTCCAATCGGTCGCCCGCGCTCGGCGTCCCTGACCGTCCTAATCCCGAAGCGTGTTACGCTCGCCAACTCGGCTTGGCTCAAGTTGCGCTCGTGTCGCAAGGCCCGCAGCCTTACGCCGTCTAACACGACAAGACTTCCGGTATTAGGCGTCATCACCATGGAACCTTTGCCTCAAGGCTGCTGTAAAAACCGTCCATAACAATGAGGTGCGTCAAAGGCTCATCCATCGCCGCCCGATCCATAGCGCACCAAGCCTCCTGGCTGAGCAGGGTCACTCTCTGCCTGATTGTAACCACGAAATCGAGCGGCGATAGAAGATTGCTCGGCGAGTCGGTGCTGATGCAAACTTATGGGACATTCGAATGAGGACGAGATATTTCGCCAATCAGGGCAGCGCGAGCTTTGTTGCGTTCCTCCCCCTCAAGGCCCTCGCACAGGCTGTTTGCCAGAAGGAAGCGTTGTAACACTTCCAGTCTGTCGTAGAAGCCGCCCAGCTGCGACGTAGTCGCAAGCGGAGCGTAGAGCCCACATTGCGCGACGCGGTGGTGGTGTGATGCGTGTTGTCCATGGAGATGGACGACGAGCCGGCCGGATCGGCGGCTG